TTGAAGCCCTGTCCGAAAGGAACAACAGTAAAACCCATGCCTTCCAGATCCTGCGTCATCTGTGTCGCTCCCCAGCGGTCAAAGGCGATCTCCAGGATATGATACCTCTCTCCAAGTTTCCGGATGAATTCCTCAATGAATCCGTAATGTATCACATTACCTTCCGTGGCATTCAGATATCCCCGCTGGTGCCAAACATCGTAAGGAACGGATGCCCGCCGTACACGTAGTGGTATCGTATCCTCAGGAATCCAGAAGAACGGGAGCATGATATATTTCTCACTCTCGTCCCTCGGCGGGAACATGAGCACGAATGCCGTGATATCGCCTGTGCTGGAAAGGTCCAGGCCGCCGTAACAGTCCCGGCCTTCCAGCGCATCCATGTCAATTGGATCTTTGCCCAGATCATAGATGTATTCAGGAATAAACCGCGTCAGGCTGGAAACCCACATATTCAGTCGGAGTTGCTTAAACACATTTTCCTCTGCAGGATTATCCAGCGCATCCCGATACATATCGCGGACACGCTCAATGCTTATTGTCTGTCCCAGGCTCGGGTTTGCCTTATACCAGTTAGCTTCATCATGCCAGTCGTCTTCATCCGCAAGACCATAAACAACCGGATAAAAGGTCGGATCAACCTTCCTGCCGTCCAAGATATCCTTTGCCTTCTGGTGCAATTCATAGCAGATGGATTCACGGTCTGTACCGGCTGTGGTGATCAGGAAATACAGTGGCTGTTCCCGAGCATCGCCTGACCCCTTGGTCAGAACATCGTAAAGCTTCCTGTTAGGTTGGGCATGTAGCTCATCGAATACCAGGCCGCTGACATTCAGGCCATGCTTGGTCGCCACTTCAGCGGAAAGCACCTGATAAAACCCGGCATTTGAATAATTCACGATCCGCTTTGTTGCCGCCATGATCTTGGATCGTTTTCGCAGCGCCGGCGTCATTTCGACCATCTGCTTGGCAACATCGAACACAATGGAAGCCTGCTGTCGGTCCGCTGCAGCGCCGTACACTTCAGCGGAAGGTTCGTTATCCGCATACAAAAGGTAAAGAGCAACAGCAGCAGCCAGCTCTGATTTTCCGTTCTTCTTTCCGATCTCCACAAACGCTGTCCGAAATTGTCGCTTCCCCCTTTCATCTACAATCCCGAATACATCCCGGATTACCTGCTCCTGCCAGGGAAAGAGCCAGAATGGTTTCTCCGCCCACTTGCCCTTGGTATGTTTCAGGTTCTCGATAAACCGAACCGCGCGATCAGCCTTTTCCTGATCGTAGTGGCTCGTGGGAAGCATAAACCGTGAAGGTCTATAATCCTTCAGCTTAGGTATGCTGTCCGGTCGTTTCTCCATCAATTTCCTCCCAGAAGGTCTTCCATTTCATCTGTCGTGTCTCCATTCTCGTTCCCCGCGATGATCCTGCTCCGTGCAGCAGGTGTTAGCCCGAACTGTTCCGCGAACTGGTGCATCAGCCTCAGATACTGCTGAGCGATAGAGATGTACGGAACCTGCTGCGGATAACCGGAAGGCGTACGAATCACCAGTCCACGATCTGTGATCCGTTCCTCTGCTTCCTTCCATCTGGCATATGCCTGACAGTATCCGGCAAAAGCAGCCATATCGACCTCGGTCAGAACACCCATGGCTTCCATAGTCTTCGCAAGACGTCTCCATTCCTTCTTCGCTTCAGGAACAAGCCATTTAGGACATGCCGGCGCCTTTTTTACAGGCTTTGGCTCCTTCTGATTCAGCTTTCGCTTTCCGGGATTTCCTTCCAGTTCTTTGATGGCCGTTGGCGTCGGTTTCCGTCCTCTTGTAGCCATTCATGCTCCTCCTCCCCTGAAAAATCGGCACAAAGAAAGAGCCTGCGGATCACTCCGTAGACTCTGTTTCATCTCATTCGGTGGTTTCATTCGTTAGGGGTCCTCACATGTGACCACCATGCGTTTACACGCGCCCCTTGCGGTTCGGGCTGTTCCGGTCGCCGCCAATTATCTGCCCAGTGTGTTTGTTTAAGCGGTCCCAGCTCCGCCTTCTTTCGATGCTATCACTATAGCAGAAAAGTCAATAAAAGTCGTCTAAAAAATTAGTCACTTTTCAAGCACCTATAATCGCTGTTATTTCAAACTCCCGGTTAAAGGTTTCGATATCCACAATTTTGTCATCGCTTCCATCATCCGCCCCGTAGTAGAGCTCGACGCCCTTGGCACAGCTGTTGGCAACGCCTTCCTTCCCGGTCGCTTTCTCACGGATCTCTATGGTATGGCAGGATCCTTCTGCCAGAATCAGCTTTGCATATTCTGTCATCATTCCCGCTCCTTTCCTCTGTTTATCAGTGGTTCATCCCCCACTGCAGGGCTCTTCCGTTATCCGGGAAAAACTCATCGCTGATCGCAATCAGCTTGATCTCGTCATCGCAGTGGAAAGTCGGCATCGCCTTGCCCTTGTAATCGCCCTTGGTGTAGGTGTAAACCGCGCCGAAGTAGCTCGGCTGTCCTTTGCCCTGGTAGTAGTATCCGGCAAGGAGTACCTTGTCTCCGAAGTTGATCACCGTTTCCCAGTTGCATCCTAGGTTTTCGGCTGTTGTCTTTTCCGGTACCCGGTAGGTTTTGGCTTTCTCTTTCAGGCTCTTCATGGTGGTTTCCTCCGTTCGTTTTGTTGTGTGTACATTACCGTAGAATCAGGGAAATAGCCACGCCTGCAGCCCTTGATATCGATACAGAAGATCGAATACATTGTGACGATAGTGTGTCAGGCTTCAATGGGAAGCCAGGCAATCGCAGATGGCTTTCACACTGCCACTGTCGATGTGTCCCGTCTTCCAGATACAAATCATCATGGGTTCGTCAATGCCGGGAATGATCATATCGTAGGTGATGGCGTTGCAGCCCATTCGGATGCACTCATTGACCGCGTTGCCTACAAAGAAGCTGTTCAGCTCCACCGTAGTTCCGTCCCCCTGCGGTATTCTCGCGCCGTGAAGCCTTAATGATTCCAGGTGGCGCTGATCATGGCTGAGGGCCTTCATGTCGATGTTTGTCATTGCGGTAGCCTCCTTGTTTTCGGGGTGTTTTCCCTTGTGGTATGGGCATATTACCGTACATTCGCAGGCATTTCCACGCCATTGATGTGACAAAAGAACGAACTCTATTCAGCCCAGGTCAGACAATCACTCTGGGCTTTTCACCTGGTTTCATCCTGACCCATACCACGTGATCATCCATAGTACGCATGAACATCTCTGGCCACCGAAATCGTTCCGTAAACTTCTCTGCCAGTTCATCTGAAAGAGAACCGAAATCCTCGGTCCTCAAACCGCAGATATAGAAGGTCCCCACAACAATGTCATAGGGCTTTCCATCCTCGTCCGTCAGCGCTCTGTTGGCTGGATACCCTTTTCCTTTGCCATCGTCATCACAGATCAGTGCGACAGGGTCCTCCCAGGGGTATACGGCCTGAATTGTCCCGCCCACAAGAGCCTGCAGGTTTTCAAGGGTATGTTCCACCTCGATAATTCTCGGTGTTTCCAGTGGCGCAATCTCCAGCATACGGATCATTTCTGCCATTTTCTTATTCCTCCGTCCCGTACATGATGAAATGCACGTATTCTTTCTTATGCTCTTCCACGTACATGACAAGCTCGTACATGCCCTGGTCGTAGGCCAACCTCTGCACCATATTGGTGTCAAACATGTTTGTCGCGCCAGAGTCGCGGATTTTTAGCAGAGAACGGAAGACCTTGTCCGTCATGATCATCTTCCGCACACGGTCCTGCCCATAAACCGCATTGAGTCCACAACCGTTGTCCCACTGCATCAGAAGGTCGCCAGCGTCATCCACACCGTTGACGGTTCCCATCGTGCCGACCGGCGGCGCCTGCGCATCGTCCATCTCTTCCAGAATGACCCTGGTGCCAGCTGGATATTCCTTCCGCAGGAGCTCCACTGTTTTTCTGTCAGGAAAGTTCATGTTCCCTTGCCTCCTTCATCGCCAGTTCAAGCTGGAATTTGTTGAACCCGTACCGAGTGTAGCCCTTTTCAATCACATCGTAGTATCCCTTCATGGGCGGGGTAATCTCCCGTCCTTCTGTCATGATGTAGACCATCGCTGTCACCTTCCGGGGATTCAGCCCGCGAAAATTCGTCATCGTGACCTGCATCTCTTCTTTCCGGTAGTAGCGAGGCCATCCTTCGTACCGATCCAGGCTGTGCTCATCCTGTTCGCTGATCTCCCAGACCAGGACAGGGACTACCCTACCTGGGCATGGCTCAATGGTTGCGTGGATCCGGAAAACCAGTTTCATGTCCTTCAGCACCGCCATTCCCACCGGCTTTGCTTCCGGACATCTGAATGCCATCTGCTCTTCCGACAGGTTGGATCCGTAGGCTATGTAGTATCGTTTCCGCCTGCTCATTCTGTCCCTCCGTTCTTTCCGTCCACATGGTTCAGATGTTTGTCTTCCGTACCTTCTGATTCGCCAAGCACATGGAACTCTGCTCCGTCGAAATCCCGTCCGTCCAGCAGGTACTCTCCGTTCTGCCAGGCATCACTTGCCCGCTGGTGAGCTTCTGCCGCATCCTTGGCTTCGACGACAACCACCTTGCGGAGAAGTTCCGTCACAGCGACTCTGTACTTCCTGCTCTCAGCCATTTCATTGCCCCCTTTCACTGCCTTAAGCCGGGCTCTTCACCCGGTAAGGCTTGTGTGTTTCCCTCAGCAGGTCTGACGCCATGCTGCGTTCCCGTCCATGTTGCGAAGAAGGATCGTGCGTGCGGTTTCGAACTCGTCGCCAATGAATCCAAGTCTCAAAAGCCAGCAACGCAGTGCGTACTTTTCGTTATCCGTTTGCTGAGGCTTGGGGCTGGCGTAGGCGACCTCCTTGGCCAGCTCGCTCATCGCGAGGCAAAGCTGAATGTAGGTCTTAAGTTCTCCGCCATGCAAGCCGCCCTTCTTGCCGTCGTGAGGGTTTGAAAACTGGAAAAGCCGGAACTCGACCGTGGGTTTCGCATGGTCTGTCGATCCAAGGGTGTAAGCCATGCCGGGATGCAGGTTGAGCATGTGGTACCGGCTATCGTTGTAATGGCTCATCTGGCTGTAGGTGGCGTGGTTCCCTTCGTACCAGGTCTTCGCCAGCGCTTGCATGGTCTTCGGCTTGCGCTTGTTGACCAGGCGAAGGAAGTCGGGGTTGACCGTCTTGCAGTAGTGTCCGGTTCGTCCTTCGTCAATCCGAATCGCCCGTCCGATCTGACTCTCGTGGGCGGCCATGATGTTGGCAAGGTTCCGAAGGCTCTGCGCGGTATGGTCGCGTCCGTCAAGGCCCTTCAATCCAACGTGAATGTGCACTCCACATCCCTGCAAGGGGTTGCTTACCGCTCCGGCTTTGCGCAGGCGGCGAATCAGCTCCTGCAAGCCTTCGACATCCTGATACTGCAGGACGGGTGTCACAAGCTCGCATTTCTGATCGTCCGGTCCCTTGATACTGACGTCCCTTGAAAACTTCCATTCGCGCCCCTGCTCATCCCATGCGCTCCAGGTCATGTATCCGTTCCGGTAGGCTGTGTTCTCGTAGCTTCCCGTCCCGAAGTGCTCCGCGGCTATCCTCGCTGCATTCTGGCGGGTAATCCCATTCATTTCAATCTCAACCCCGAAGGTCTGCGCTTTCATGCCTTCAATCTGGCGGCTGGTCTTCTCTGTCATGGTTCTGTCCTCCTGCCCTTTGGGCTTTGTTTTCAAGGGCTCTGTGCCCTTTGGCAGTGTGTACATTACCGTAGGTTTTGAGAATTATCCACGCCCGGAAAGGCTGATTTCAAAGGTTTATTGTGACGAAAGATCGAACTCTTTATCGGACAGTTGTTGTGGTGGAGATTTTACGCATCTGCTTCATTTTGCGCAGCTTTTATACGCCTCTCCTTCTGGCGTTTCTTCCATTTTTCCCGGTCTGCCTCTGTCCTGAAAGCAGTATGCCCTGACAGGTTCCTGTAAAGTACATTTCGTTCCTGCTTTAGGTCCGGCCCATTCATTCCAAGTCTGGTTAACCAGGTGCGGAAAGCATACTTTTCATTGATGGCTTTTGCTTCTTTAGCGAAAACGCGCATTTGCGTGATCGCATTTCTGTTGATGGCAGCGCTCAGCTCTGTCCATGCCCTTATCTGCACAGGATCCGACGTTTTCGGAAACCCATCAAAGGTTATCTTTTCATCATCAAAAGCCAATCCGTGCAATTCATCAGCGCTTACATTCCGAATGATTTCCAGGATCTGTTCGATCCGTGCAAATTTCCCGAAACGCCGAATCTTTTCAATCAGTTCAGTAGATACGCCGAACTCACCACCTGTAGCCTTTGATAGAAGTGGGCCCTTGGAATAAATGGTAAAAATCAGGTTGCACAAAGATTCCGGAGTATGCCTGGAGAGTGGAAAGCTAATATTCGGCTTAACCTGCTCTCCCTGTGTTTCTTCCCCGTATTCCTGAATTTCACCCTCAATCAGTCCCGTCTGGATCAGCTGCTTCAGGATCGAGATATCCACATCCGCTTCCGTCGTGACAGTTCCATTTCTCTCTACTGTAATTCCATCTGAAACGTACGCGCATTTGGGAACCCCCGTGTAGGTTACCTTCTTCCCAGTAAGTTCCTCAAGTTTTCTGACAATCACTTTCCGATCTTCCGTCAGAATGTTGTAAATCATCTTCAGGCCCTTCCTTTCAGCATTTTCCCGTATAGGGTATGGACATTAAGGCTCTGATTTGCCAGAAAGTCAACGCCCGAAACGCCTTATTTTTCAACGTTTCTATGATGTTCACGATTTCATCTGTCAACAGATCTGCGGCTTCATTTCCTGCGTATCTTTCTGCATTTCATTTTCAGTTTATAATTCTCCCATGCCTGGGCAAGGCGAGCGCCAAGGAGGATTCCACAGACGCTCGCCATTACCATCAGCAGGAAGTGGATTACTTCATAAATCACGCTTCCTCCTTCTCCGCTGCCCATTTGATGCCGCTTAGCACGAAAAAAACTATCGGTAAACAACAGCCATTGCCCCACAGCTTATACTCTGAAGCATCGGTATAAGGCTGCGCCAGCCATTTCCTCAGTTGTTTCTCCGTCTTTGGCTTGCCATCCGGATTTGTCAGGCTCCGCCAGGTTTCCCAGACGCCAGCCCAAAACGTCAGCTCTTCGTCTGTGGGGTTCTCGATTGCCAGATCACTGCACCACCAGTCCGGGAAGCCCTGAAGTCTTGCGCACTCAATCGGCGTCAATCTGCGGACGATATAAACCGGCTCCGCATTAGGCGTATCATTTACCAGTGGAGGGTCCTTCCAGTCTGTTGCCACAAGCGTACCAGCCTGCTCCTTAATCGGTGAGGTAAAGAAAGACCCCTTCGAGGCAGAATAATGATCTCCCACCGGAGCAGCAACCGCATGCTTATCCACTGTGTTCAAAGTAAAGCTGACGTCTTCATTGATGCCGTCCCCCTGTGGGCCATTCTTCTCTTCCCGGCCGATCATACTTCCCTGCAGGGAGTAGGTGTGTTCCTTCTCATCCGGCACCGGAGCAACAATACAGATACCGCCCTGGTTGCTGGTCACAGCGTTTCCTCCGCTCTGATCAAGCGTCCGGCTAGTCTTTGCCTCATAGAATCCAGCTTTCGGATTATCTGAAAGCATGCCCTTTGAGCTTTTGCTGCTCACACCGAATGCCTTGATTTCAGGCTTGGCTACCGCACCTGGTCCTGTCGCCTGAAGCGTGGGACTGATTTCCTCTTTCACAGAGAAATTGAACGCAGCCTTTTCACCAGAACTGAAGGCTTCCTTTGCGATTCCATATGACTTCTGCGTTTCCTGGAATACCATGGGAACAGTATCCCCCGCCCCAGTATCCAGTGTATGGGCGACACTTCCGGTTGGTTTTCCATTATAACGGTCAAATCCCTGGGGTTGGAAAAGCGTCTGGTCATTATTGGTTCCGAGAGTGGCTGATTTATCCTTTTGTATCAACGCTCCCTTGCCGCCACCGGGCTTACCACAGCGGATTTTCAACGTGATCGGCTCCGGCTCTGCCACAAGCGGGACATTGTTCCCTCCAGTGCCGGCCCTGGAACACAATGTCTGGCTTTTCCCATCTTCCCGAATCCTAACCCGTCCATCTGTAGGGTGATTCTCTACTGAAAGAGCTGCAGGAACTACGCCTGCACGAAGCGTCGGAGATTTCTCTTCCTCATATCCGATGCTCCGGCTCTGGGCACTGTGTTCCGTGGAAAAACCTGCGCTCTGCAAGACAGCCGGGTGATGCCCATG